TCATGGCGTTAGAGCGCATGAACAAAGGATCGCCAATGATTAGGCCGATCCCGTTCGCCACCAAATGCCGCTGCGGAATTTACCTGTTCAAAGGCCAAACCGCCGAATGGTACAATCCAAAATCCCCATTTCATTGTGTAGGATGCAGACCCCGTGAAAAATAAGATCGTAAAAGTCCCTGGCGTCGTCGGTTGGGGTACGCTCACCGCAGACGAACGTAAGAAACAGGCTTCGCGTATGGGCAAGGTCGGCGGCAAGGTCGGCGGTCCGCAAAAGAGCCGTGGCGACCGCGTATTTTACCAGGCGATCAGCCGCCTTGGGCGAGTTACCAAAGAGCGTAACAAAAGGCTCCGCGAGCTAGGTCTTGATCCAAAGGCCGTTGCCCAAGGGCCGGATGATCCGCCCAATTTCTAGCTGACTGCGAGCGTAAGCCAGTCCTTTACGCACAGCCGGGCGCGATGTGGACAGGCTGGCAGCAGCATCAAGCATCGCGTCCTCGGTCACCGGCTTGCCGGCATGAACCATCGACATGATGATTCCGGCGTATTTGGATTTCGCCATGTTGGCCGCGATCTCATCCGCAGCTTCAACATAGTCCGCCACCAAGCTGGACACTTCGTCGCCGTCTTCATCGCGTCCCATGACCAGGCGCTTCATCTCGAAATAGTGGTCATCCAGCTTCTCGCCGTCCTTCATCTTGTGGACGCCCAGCCGCGCCTCCATACGACCGCCTTCAGGCCGATAAGCGCCTAGCAGGTAGTCCAGGTTAGATGTGAGCGCGGAGGAGCCTCTGGGACGCTCTGCGGCGCTGTGGCCGGTATGGTGGACCACCAGGACCGAACACTTAAACGTAGCGCGAATCTCGGAGTTGATCAGGCGCAGATATGCGGCCACGTCCGAAGCCGAGTTCTCATCGCCGTTGTACGTCTGTGACAGCGTATCAACTACCACCAGACAGGGTTCTATCGGTAAAGCAGTTATGGCAGCGCGAAGGCTGGCGACCTCGCTAGGGTCCGACATCAAGAGCGGCACCCGGCAATATTGAAAGGCGTCTGGCACCTCGGCCATGCCGTTATGTTCGTGCCAAGCCGTGACGCGCTTCGCTAGGCCAGAGCCACCTTCTGCGGCCATGTAAACCACCGGGCCACCTTTGGTTCGCTTGCCGGCCCAGTCCATGCCGTGAACTAGGTGCAGGCACAGATCCAGCGCGACAAAGGACTTGAACGCTCCCGAAGGACCAAACAGCATTCCCATACTGTCCGCCGGCACAAGGCCCTTGACCAGCCACGTTGCGTTCTTGGCTGACTCGACAACCTGGGCATGGGTTTCTAGCAGGCTGTGGGCTTCGCGAGGCGGCAATGGCGCGAACTTCTCGGCACCGCCCACCATGCGGGCCAGCTCCGATCCGTAGCGTTGATGCCAGCGTTCGAACTCGTGCGGGTCTTCCGGCTTGATTGCCAGCATGACGGATCGAACCATGTTGACCACCGCGCCAGCTTCCATCCCGGCACCGCGCATCGTGGCTGTGATTTTCAACAACGGGTCGTGGTAGCTGCGATCTGCTGGCTCTGGGTCCAACAGGGCTTTCCATTGCGACACCATGTCAACGGCGGGTCGCCCACTGTCGAGCGCAATAGTCCCCCCCTTTAGGGGGGGCTTGCCGATGGGTCGCAATTCCGAGAGATCGATCCCGAACATGGCCGCTGCATCGTCCAGGCTGTAGACGCTTTGCAGATCGCAGGAATGCACCCGCACAGAGAACGTGTTCGCCTTCTTCTTGGTGTTTGATCCGGCAGGCAGGCGACCATAGCGGACTATATTGTTACCGCTGGCGTCCGCTTTCATCAGCCGAGCCGCGACCATCTTTTGCAACACCGCGTCAACTAGGTCGCGGTTGTGTGTGTCGGGATCTGCGGGATCTAACAGCACGCCGATCTGGTGGTTGCCGCTGGATGTCTCAATGACGTAGCTGGGCGAACCCATCAACTCGTTAGGGTCTGCGTCATCCGCCAACAGGACGGCCAGGCGCTCAAACTGATCTTTGGTGCGCCTGGGCTTGTCGCCGCGCATCAATGCCACGCAGAAAAAGTTGTTGTCGCTGCCGCGTGCGTCGATCAGGGTCCGTTGTGCAGGCGATCCGCGCCATGCAGAGCCAGCCCATGCAGAGCCATCTACCTCACCGGGATCGGCGCGGAAGCTAGTGGACCAGCCATAGGTTCCCGCTGTCTCACCATAGATGGCGGACAGAAACTCGCTGTTTTTCATGGCTACAGGCCAGCGAGATCATGCAGGCTAATATCTATACCGCGATGGCTTGCCCAAAGAAGTAATTCAGGCCAATATTTTTGCGGGATGTTGCCCCCGGTGGTGCCGGGACCAGACAAGATCCAGCGGCTTACCGTGCTGGCATTGACCTGTATGATGCGAGCCGTCGCTGCTACGCCACCCAGGCGCTTGACGACGCTATAGGCTGGCTCTTGCCGCCCCTTGATGTGACCCATGATGTTCTCCTGCTGCGAGCATAGGCCCAAGCCGGATTGTTTGTCACTGAGAAAAAAACAGTTTGCAAAATGAGAACGATGAGGATTAGCTAGGGCTATTCGAAACCGGAGCATGAACCATGAGCAACACAGAAACCCAACTGATCGCCCTAGCCGAAGCCTGGAACAAAGCAAGGGACGCCGAGCGCAAAGCCAACGCAGCCCGCATCAAAATCGAGGAAGACATCATAGCCATAACCGGAGCCAAGGAAGACGGTCGCGAGACGCACAACCTGCCAGACGGTCTGAAAATCATCGTGGTCGGCAAGCTGACCTACAAGGGCGACCTAGTAGAGATTTGGGCTAAAACCGCTGATTGGCCTGACCAATTCAAGATAGTCCGAACCAAGCTCGAATTGGACGAACCTAAGATTCGCAAAATCCGAGACGTGAACCCGAGCCTATGGGAACGGATCGCTGAATATATAGACACAAAACCAGCCAAAACCGGCATTTTGATTGAACGGAATCCGAAATGAGCTTCGACCTAAAATCCATTAGCAAGAACGAGAGCATCAGCGCCCCTAGACTTGTTGTTTATGGTGTTGAGGGTATCGGTAAAAGTACCTTCGCTGCCGGAGCGCCTAACCCGATCTTTATCCTAACCGAGGACGGGCTAGGCTCTCTGAGCGTGGCACACTTTCCCATAGCCAAGACATTTGCCAACGTGATGTCAGCCATCGCCACGCTGCATGATGAGGACCACGACTTCTATACCGTCGTGATCGACAGCCTGGATTGGCTGGAGAACATCATCTGGCGTGAGGTCGAGGCGGCACATGACGCCAAGGATCTAGCCTATGGCAAGGGTGCCATCATCGCAGCGGATCGCTGGCGGCAGGTTCTTGAAGGCCTGGACGCGCTACGACTGCATCGCAAGATGGTCGTGATCTTGCTCGCGCACACCACCATTAAGCGGTTTGATAGCCCAGAGGTTGAACCCTATGACCGCTATCAGCCGAAGCTACAGGAGCGGTCCAGCGCGGTCATTCGCGAGTGGGCAGACGCGCTGCTGTTCGCCAACTACAAGGTCATGGTGAAGAAAGACGACGTGGGTTTTAACAAGACCACGAACCGGGGTTTCACCACCGGAGAACGCCTGCTGTTCACCAATGAGCGGCCTGCGTACATGGCGAAAAATCGCTATGCGTTGCCTGACTCGATCCCGCTTTCCTGGGATGCCTTTGAATCTTCAATCGGAGCCTGAAATGCCTGAGATTAACTTTGACCTTAGCGGCTATGAGATGTCCGCGCCTACGTCTTTTGATCCTATGCCTCCCGGTGACTACGTTGCCATCGTCACCAACAGCGAGCTGAAGGACACCAAGGCTGGCGATGGGCAGTACATCGAACTGACAATGCAGATCGTGGACGGTGACCATAGCGGTCGCCGGCACTGGGAACGCCTCAACATCATCAACAAGTCCGACAAGACCCAGGAGATCGCACGCGGTCACCTGAACGCGCTGCTCAAGGCTTGTGGTGTGCCCAACGCCAAGAACACGGAAGAAACGCACGACGTGCCGTTTACGCTGTCGCTGGACTTGGACCGCAAGGAGCCAACCCGTAACCGCATCGTGGGCTATTCCCCAGCGGGAGCAGCTCAAGCGCCCAAGGCAGCGCCTAAGATCGGCGTTCCCGAAAAACGCGCCTGGGAGCGGTAGATATGCCTGTGGTGCCTGATCCTGAGAAGACTACGGCCAATGCCATCTATGCGTGGCACGCCGAGCGGAAGGACGATTTCCGCGAGCATCTTGGTGCGTCTCTGATCGGGCACCATTGCGACCGATACCTGTGGCTGACGTTCAGGTGGGCGTTCAAGCCTGAGTTTCCTGGTCGGCTGCTGCGTTTATTTGAGACGGGTAAACGTGAGGAGGAACGGATTATCAACGAGCTTCGCGCTATCGGCGTGGACCTACATACTGAAGAAGACGGCAATCAGATTCAGTGCCGCGATGCTTTCGGGCATTTCGGGGGTTCAGTCGATGGCGTGGGTCGTGGTTTTCCCGAGGCTCCGAAGACGTGGGCTGTGTTTGAAGCCAAAACTATGAACGATAAGGCTTTCAGCGGGCTAATAGCCAAGGGCCTGAAGGCAGAGAAGCCCGAGCATTACGCCCAAGTGCAAACCTATATGGGCTTGTTGAACCTAGAGCGTGCCATG